CAACATTTTTCCTATCAGACTTATAATAATACTGTCTGAAAGGTATATTATCTAAATCCGTAATGCGAGGAATAACATAACCACTTTCTAACGGAACAATAATTTTGTCGTTAATCCTCGGTATATTAGTATCATAACCAAAAACTGGTAATGAAATAAATATTAAAATAAATATTTTTGTAAGTTTCACGTGAAACATTAAAATTTTTTCGCTTTGGTAAAACCTTTCATTATCTGTCCGTCACACTCTCTTTTAAAAGTACCGCCTAATTTAAAAAATCCCATTTTTTTTACTACTTCAGGTCTTTTCTTTTTTAGAGCTCGTAACCCCTCACCTTTTTCGCCTTTTGGTATTGGTTTCATAACTGCCATGCCCTCACTTGCTTTTACTGTTCTTTTCTTACGCAAAGATTCTTTTGCTTGTTTAGCTAATCGAGCTTGTTCTGGTTTACCCGCAAACTTAGCTCTTTGTTCTACAACAGTTAAAATTTGAATCTTTCGCGCAAACGGCTTATTAATATTTTTAACTTTCTTAATAGTCTCTTTAGCATCTTGCACTGTAGCATATTTTATTCTCACTGTATCTTTTGGGTTTTCATCGGTATAAAGTCTTCTATCACTGCCTTTAGGTTTTTTACCAGTGCCAACCTTTGGATCTCGTTTAACACCGCCTTTAGCCATTTTTTCTGCTTGGCTCAAAGCAATGGCAATCGCTTGTTTTGGGTTGGTTATAGTTTTGTCATCTCTGCCTTTAAGTTTTTTGTCCTTAAACTCACCCATAACCTTAGCAATTTTTTTTTGCTTTTTAGTTTTCACAAAATTAAAACATCCTCGTTTTGGTTTTACCTTTTATTGCCGCTCCATCAATTAAACCACCTAATTTCATTTTATTTTTATTATTATTATTATTATTATTATTTTTTCTTTTTTGTTGAGCTGATTTTTTCTCTCGTGTGGCTAACTCAAACGCACCTCTTGCCGCTAGTAGTGATCCCATTGCTATCGTGGGTCCATCAATTGATGACGGTTGGTTTTTTTTCTTTATTTTTTCAAACTTTTGTCTCAAAGTAGGTGGTTTTTTTTGTATTTTAGATTTTATAAATTTTTTTACTTGCTCGGTCTTGGTGCCTTTTAAGGCTATTTCTCTCTCTTTCTTACGCTGTTTATCCTTTTTCTCTAGTTCTCGTGCAAATCGTTTCGCACGAGCCTCTACAGAGGAAATTTTTTTACCCTTTTTTAATTGTAAGGCATTTTTTGCTTTTTCCACGGCTTTTGGGCCATATTTTTGAACTGCTTTTCTCGCGCCTTGCGATGATAAAAATTTAGTTACAGTTGCTAAAGCGGGCACTGGCATAATTATTCTCCTCTACCTGGTGTACTACGGTTAATGCGTTCTAAGTTTACATCTGCTCGTAACTGAGCAATATCTTCAGTTGAATCTATCTTCTCTCTAGTTAAGTCTTGACGCGATGCTTCTTTCTCAACTTCGAAACCTTGTCTTTGTTGAAACTCTGATGCTTTACGCTGTAAATCTAGCTCTTTAATATCTAATTCTCTCGCTCTTAATGCTACCAATGGGTCTGGCCCTTGTGGTGGTGGCATCAGTTGTGCCATTACTTCTTGCGTAATTACCGCAATAAGTTGAGCAACTCGAGACTCTACATCAAATGGTATAGGCTGCTGTCCTAAGCTCATTGCTTCCTGCATCATTTGTTCCATTTCTGCATTTGCCATATTTCTTGCTTTCAGCGCAATATGCTCTGAAACATGAGATAGTAGCGCACCAAAAATGGCAGGGGAATTTGCAGTAACAGGGGTTTTCATGAATGCTATGTGGGAGGTAATATGTGCATCATGATCTTGCTCGGGAAACGCCTTCAAGGGTTTTTGAAGTAGAGCCATCGAGTTCTCTATAGCGGGGTCCATTGGTTGTGGGGGTTGAGGAGGAGGCAAAATAGTCTCTATATTTTGTACTCCTATCGACTCGTACATTCTACGGTACGCCTCATAAATATTATGTAGCTGCGGGTTAGATTGTGCTAACTGTAGTTGCGTTTGTGCTAACGTCATACGTTGTGCCATCGAAAAAATGTTCGGGTCGGCAACTGGCACTACATCTACCCTATCGTCAAAATCAGATTGTTTTATCATCGCATCGACACCTACATGCTGATAAGGATACATAGGTGGTAATGACTCTGAAAAAATACGAGCTAACATACGAAACTCTTGTTTTTGTGCGTAATACATACGTTTATGTATCGCTGACATGACCCGTGAACCACGTTCCAATAACGCTAAAGTCGTGCCTACAGCCTGATTTTGCTTAGTTTCTCCAGTCTGCATATCTGCTACCATGGCAAATCTTCGCCCTGCATCGACCACGAAGCCTAATAACGACATAAGCGTTTGTGACGGTTCTTTATAAGGTAATGGAATAATACTTTCTCTTAAAGCACCCCCAGGGGAGTCAATATCCCTAAATTCACCAGGAGATAACGGCTCATCGGAGTCCCTTATCCTAATACCACGGGCCTTAAACCCTGCGGGGAGGTTCGCTAACGTCCCTGCATCAATTAATTGACGCAAAATAGACGTTGCCGAGCGTCCTAGCCCACCAATCATGTGTAAAAGCCCAAATCCGTAGAATCCTAAGCCTGGTAAAAACTTATAATGGGTAAAATATTGCTGTTTGCGGAAAAATTCGTCCCCTTCTGTGTAATTTCTACGAATTGCCAGTATTTTTTGGCTACTTAGGTCAATTGTGACAATGTAAGGTATCTTAATACCCGTTTTTTCTTCATCTAACGGGTTAATATGCTCAAAACCAGTCAAATCTAGGTCAGTATGTATCTCTAACAGCGTACATTCCTCCCCATCTGCCGTCTTTTGTACCCCAGAAAGCTCTCTTTCCTTCTTTTTTAGCTCATCATCTTCGGTATAAGGCGATAATTCGATGTCCCTATAGAACCCACCTGCCTGATATTTACGCACATCGTTCATACTCATGCGTACTACATGGGTAATTCTTGATGCTGACGCTAAATCAGTAGCATTATAGGGTACCACTAGGTCATCTGCGGGTACGAAACGAGAAACTGCACGATCTAAAATGTCGTCAAAGTATACTTTTTTGAAAGCACTACCCGCCAGTGGTAGATAAAACAATAATCTATCCATCTCAGGGTCATACTCGTCCATAACATGAACTATCTGATAGTTCATAAAATCTTGGATTCGCTGAGACTGAGCTACCGTTTGTGGGGTAGACGTTCCAATCACTTGCGTTCTTACGGGGCCAGAACTTGGTAGCAGTTCTTTATACGCTTGTGCCTGAAATTGAGTGACAGCCTCAGCGATCAGGGGATGGGTGACACCACTAGAACCTCTAAATGGTTCTTCTCTCTCTTCATACTTTATACCTAATAAGTCTAAACCATCGGTATAAGCATCTTGCCATTCTTGGCGACCTGACGAATCTTCTTCATAAAAACCAATAAGCTCATTGGAGATATCAGTTAACTCTTTTTCGTCTATCAGCTCCGCAAGGTTCGCATCAAAATCAGTAAGTAATTCTTGCGTTAACTCTTCAGTGATATCCTGTCCTTCTATAATTACGCGAGGTAATTCATTTGGATCTTCTTCGATCTCACCTTCTTCTTCCTCAACAATAATATCCTGATCTTCTTCGTCCATAATCGGCTGCCCCATAGGAGGCATCGATTTGTCCATCATTGATTCTGCCATCTTACTTTGTTAACCCCTTAGATTTCTCATACGTTCGAAGTGATCCCAAACCAAGTAATCCACCTAAAACAGTCATTAAACTTGCCATATCAAATTCTACTAACTGAGGAACTTCCGCACCAAATAACGTAACTACAAATATAATAATAGGTTGTATCACAAAATGGTAGGCAAATGCTACCCCACATACCCAACCAATGAACGGTCGCCATGAACTTTTAAAAAATTGTGGACTAGCTGCTTCAATTTTATTTACCTCTATTTGCGCCATGGCAACGTCATGTGCCTGCTTTTCAGCCATAGTTGCTATCTCGTGCGCTAACTTAGCTTTCTGATCTTTATCTTCAATAAATTTATCTAATAATCCTGTAACTGGACCTATAAGTGCTGTCAACATCAGTAATATACCCTCGGTGCTAATTTATAATCAGTTATCTCTTCCGCCTCATCATGGTTCAAACGTAAGAACCCACCTTTACGAAAACGTATCAACGCCATCGACATCGAATCGCAAAAGTCATCATGCTCACCATAAGGAAAAGCTGCACACTCCTCAATCAAATCTTCCGCAAACTTTTTCTCTGGTGCCCACACTTTGCCACTCTCAAATATCGGTGCGACCATGTGCATCCTCGTTACCTTATCACGACCTTTGCTCGGTGTATAATTTACCACAGGGATACCCATATTGCGTAACTCGTCCGTTAACGGTGTACCAGTAGCCTTCGCCTCTATCAACACCATATCGGGTTCCCAGTAATTATATTCTTCCAACGCAGTCTCTTTCAGTTCGGGAAAGTTCCAACGACCTCTCTGTGCATCTAATAAAATAA